TATTTTTACAAGTAATATCTACACTCTTAAAGTTAAACCTTTTAAAACTAAAGAATACTTTAGAAAGTTAAAGCGACTGAAAGAAGCCAGATACAAGGAGCAAGACCCTTTTGGAATTTATGAAGCATTGCGAAGATATAAAACAGAAAAATTTCCAGGATCTATGTCCAGTGATATACAAATACAACATGGTCAACCTAAATTTAGTACACAAACATTAAGTAGATGGGGTTTGATACCAAAAAAAGTAAATGTAGCTCCGATCGTAGAAAAAACAGAGAGAATTCGTAATGAAACTTTAAGTAGAGCTTTAGTTAATTTAAAAAAGAAAAATCTCTCAATAGCTGACAAGAAAAAAATTATAGAAGAGTTTAATAACACTATGAAAGGTTTAAGGGGGCAGCTAAAAGGAACTGAAGGGCAAGGTTTAGTTAATTTTGAATTATTGAAATTAGACGAAATGGGTAACGTAGTTAAATTAAAAGACGTTGGTTTTAATCCTAACAAAGGATTAGCTTATGGAAACGAACTTGGAGAATTAGATCTTGCTAAGATATCACAGGAACAAGCAGATCAAATTATAGCTTTAGGAAAGAAAAAAATAGATCTTGACTTATTAAGACAAGTTCTTCCGGGTAAACTGAAGAATATAGTAAACCCACTCTCATCTGGAGGCAGGGTTGGTTTTAAAGATGGGTCTGGAGATATTAAATCATTAGAAACAAAATTACTGACGCATTTAAAGAACAATCCTAAATTAACAAAACAAATACAAAAGCAATTAGATGAAGGAGTAGATATTACAAAGATTTTAAACTCACCTGCAGTTAAAAAAGGAATGCCAAATTGGGTAAAGGGAGAACTTTATTTTGTCGCTATTGATATAATTAATAACTGGACTAAAGGGCAATCCTTTTGGAAAGGTTTAGGAAAAGGAATTGAAACAGGCACATTTGGAATAGCAGATTTTAATACAGATGAAAGAGCTTTACTTAGTAAAGGTAAAAAATTAGTAGATCAAGGAGTTATTACTCAACAAGAGCTTGATTCAATGAAAATTTGGCTTGAGTATACAGCAGCTTTAAAAAAAAGAAGATCTAATCAAAATAATCTTTTTTCTGCAGCTCAAGATTTAAAAGAGACTGAAGAACAATCTGGTCGTAAAAATATATTAGAAGGGGAAGTTGCAGGATGGGACACCTTGAAAGCTGGTGTGCCAGACTTGGAAGCGGATGTGAAGAAGGGAATAGAGAATGTAGACAAGAGCACTGAAGAATTAGACCAAATTATAGACACATATAATTCTATAGCTGCTAGTGATACTATGGGTTATGACACTATGTCTAAAGTTATGGATCATTTAGTTGGTGAAGAATGGAGTAAAACTGCAGGAACTATCATTGATAGAGGTAAAAGACGTAATCAAGGAGAAGGAGTTCCATGGGGCGTTGTTGGTGGTGTGGCTAGTGATGTGTTGGACCTAGGCTTAACCCCTTGGAGGGATGAGCCATTTGAAAGTAAAACGCTAGAACAAGCAAAAATGAATTTTCAAAAAACTAAAGCTCAGGAGCGTATTATGGAACATCCTGTTTATGGTTTTGAAGAAGCTAAATTAAAGCACCCTGAAGCGTGGGAAGATATATATGCTGATATGGATTATGCAATTAATCCCACGGAGCAATTATGGAAAGCAGAAGGCGGTAGAGTAGGTTATATGGGTGGTGGCATAACTGGAATACGTAAACCAAATGCAATAGCACCAACTGGAGGACCCATGTCACAAGGCTTGCGTTCACTATATATTAATGATAAAGATTATTAGGAGTATAAATGGCAGACATAGATAAATCACTCCCTAACATTCGACACGAAGTTGCAATACCACCGGCGCAGGCACCAACCGATGTCGACATTACGGAGCAACGACAACCAGTAGAAGTAACACCTGATGAAGAAGGTGGTGCAACGGTTAATTTTGAACCAAGTGCCGTGAACCAGGCACAGTCAAACACGCACTTTGATAATCTAGCAGATATACTTCCAGAAACAGTTTTAGACCCAATTGGAATTCAATTAAGACAAAATTATACAGATTATAAAATGTCCAGAAAGGACTGGGAACAGTCCTACGTTAAAGGTCTGGATCTTTTAGGATTCAAGTATGATAATAGATCAGAACCATTTCAAGGAGCATCTGGTGCAACACACCCAGTGCTCGCTGAAGCAGTTACACAGTTTCAGGCATTAGCTTATAAAGAATTACTTCCTGCAGATGGTCCCGTTAGAACACAGATTTTAGGATTGTCCAATCCTGCAAAAGAAGCTCAGTCACAAAGAGTTAAAGATTTCATGAATTATCAACTCATGGATCAGATGAAGGAATATGAACCTGAATTTGATCAAATGTTATTTCATCTACCACTAAGTGGTTCTACTTTTAAAAAAGTATACTATGATGATTTATTAGGACGAGCTGTTTCAAAGTTCGTTCCTGCAGATGACCTCGTAGTTCCGTATACGGCTACCTCATTAGACGATGCGGAAGCGGTGGTCCATGTTATAAAAATTTCAGAAAATGATTTAAGAAAACAACAAGTAAACGGTTTCTATACCGATATCGAATTGACAAAACCTGTATCAGACGTGAATGCTGATAAGGTAGAAGATAAAAAAAGAGAATTAGAAGGAACTACTAAAACAACTAGAGTTGAAAGTATGTACACGTTATTAGAGTGCCATACAAATCTTGATTTAGAAGGTTTCGAAGATGTTGGCCAAGACGGACAGCCAACTGGAATAAAATTACCTTACGTCGTAACAATCGAAGAAGGTAGTATGAAAGTTTTGTCTATCAGACGAAACTATGCGCCCAATGATCCATTAAGAAATAAAATCCAATATTTCGTCCACTTCAAGTTTCTGCCAGGACTAGGATTTTACGGCTTTGGACTCATTCATATGATTGGCGGATTGAGTAGAACGGCAACGTCTGCTCTCCGTCAATTATTAGACGCAGGTACTTTATCGAATTTACCAGCAGGATTTAAGCAACGAGGTGTCAGGGTTAAAGATGACGCTTCACCGATACAACCTGGAGAATTTAAAGATGTTGACACACCAGGTGGTAATCTAAGAGATGCATTTGTATTCTTACCATACAAGGAACCATCACAGACATTATTGCAGTTGATGGGAATTGTAGTTACAGCAGGACAGAGATTCGCGTCCATTGCTGACATGCAGGTCGGGGACGGGAACCAGCAGGCCGCTGTTGGTACGACTGTCGCCCTTTTAGAACGTGGTTCAAGGGTAATGTCAGCAATCCATAAAAGAGTATATTCAGCCCTAAGAAAAGAATTTAAACTACTTGCAAAAGTATTTGCACAGTATCTACCACCCGAATATCCATACGATGTTGTAGGTGGACAAAGAAATATTAAAGTTGCCGATTTTGATGATAAGGTAGATATCCTACCAATTGCTGATCCAAACATTTTTTCAATGTCGCAAAGATTGACATTGGCACAAACTGGATTGCAACTTGCAATGTCTAATCCACAAATGCATAATTTATACATGGCATTTAGAAAAATGTATGAAGCATTGGGTATAAAAGATATTGATAGAATTTTACCACCACCAGCACCGAACGCACCTAAAGATCCGTCTTTAGAACATATTGATTCTTTAGCTGGTAAACCTTTTCAGGCGTTTCCTGGTCAGGATCATAGAGCGCACGTTACTGCGCACTTGAATTTCATGTCAACTAACATGGTTAGAAACAATCCAACGGTTATGGCTGCCCTACAGAAAAATATTTTAGAGCATATCAGCTTAATGGCTCAGGAACAGGTACAATTAGAGTTCAGAGAACAGATTCAACAGTTACAAGTGCTACAACAACAAGCTGCAGTTAATCCGCAGGTACAACAACAGGTACAACAAATCACTCAACAGATAGAAGCACGAAAAGCAGTGTTGATTGCAGAAATGACTGAAGATTTTATGAAGGAAGAGAAGAAAATTACATCTCAATTTGATCATGATCCATTACTTAAACTTAAATCTAGAGAAGTTGATTTAAGAGCTATGGAAAATGAACGTAAGCAACAAGAAATGAAGAAAAGAACTGAAATTGATCAGGCTAAGTTAGTTCAAGGCCAAGATATTCATGAAGATAAGCTTGAACAGGATGAAGAATTAGCAGAATTACGTGCTGATACATCATTAGAGAAGCAAGAAATGGCAAATGAGAACAGATTAAGGCTTGCTAGAATGAAACCTAAAGGAGGCAACGGTGCCTCTAACAGATAAAGGTAAAAAAATACTTGGAAATATGAAAAAACAGTATGGTTCTGAAAAAGGAGAGAATGTTTTTTATGCTTCTGCAAATAAAGGTGTTATAACAGGTATTGAAAAACGAAAACATGCTTATAAGGGTGGTTTAATAAAAGGATTTCCCAAATTGGCAAAAATAATATAAAAGGAGGACATTATGGCATGGAATTATAAAAAAGCTACAGAAGTTAAAATTCCCGAGCAAAAAAAGATAGTTGATCCTAGATCTGCAACTAGCAGAGTAGTAAAAAACTATATTGCTAAGGGAGATGAAAATTCTGCTAAAGTAGCAAAAGCAAGACCAGCTAAAGTTAGGTGGTTCTAATATGTGGTTCAGCGCAATTAAACTTGCCTTAAATGCTGGCAGTCACATTTACAAAAAACGCCAAGAGTCCAAGATGGCTATGGCAGATGCACAATTTTTGCATGCGCAAAAACAAGCTCGAGGTGAGGAAGCTTACCAGGGAAAACTTTTAGAGGCCCGTCAAA